TTCATCAACCCGATTGCTGATGGCATCAGTGGTTTTATCAAGGATTCGGGCTTTGGTAAGTCGTTAGCCGATATGATCGGCGGCAGCTACGCGGTTGGCAGCAATTACGTGCCGGAAGACATGCTCGCCCGCGTGCATAAGGGCGAGATGATTATCCCGGCTTCGCAGGCGTCGAAAATGCGCGGCAACGGGCAAGGCTCGAATGTCGTCATCAATATCCAGAACAGCAGCAATGCATCGGTTCGTGCCTCTTCACGGGAGACACCGAACGGAACGGCTATCGATATCTCCATGGTCGATCAGGCCATTGCACAGAACATTGCTCGCCCTGGTAGTGCCACCAACCAGGCGTTGACGGCATTCAGTCAACGCTCACTCACGAGGCGATAATGGCATCATGGCCTGTCGATCTGCCGGCGCCTCTCATCAATACCATCGTTGAGACGCCGCCGGAGAACACTATTCGAACGCAAATGGAAGTCGGCCCGGCAAAGGTACGCCGCCGCACGACCGCCAATGTACGCCCGCTGCGCTTTAGCATTACCTGCACCCCTACGCAGGCGGCGGCGCTCGATACGTTCTACACGGCCACCACCTCGGGCGGCGCTGATGAGTTCGACTATTCCCACCCGCGAACGGGCGACTCCGTGAGCGCGCGCTTTACGCAGGCTCCGACCTATTCGGATGTGAACGGGCAGGCGTATCGTATCGATATCGCGCTGGAGATCATGCCATGACCCGGACGGTAAGCAACGCCTTCAAGGCTGCCGCTTTCGCACAGCAGACGGATGAGGTGTGGATTGTGCTGCTTACTCTAAGCCATCCCGATTTCACGGATGATATCAGAATTGCAAGTGACCCCTTCGAGGATCTCCCGACAGCAGGCGTGAAGGGAGTTGTTTCGCGTGGAACAGAATATATCTACATGCCTTTCAGCCTTTCGCTGCCGAATATGGATGATACAGGCGTCTCGCGGGCAACGATATCGGTCGATAATATCGGCAGGCAAGTGACCGCTGCGATTCGCTCCGCCTCAAGCGATGTGACAATCGGAATAGAGGTCGTGCTCGCATCGGATGTGGATACCGTCGAAATCTCGATCCCGGATTTCAAGCTACGCTCAGTTTCTTTCGACGCATACACGGTCGAGGGCGAGCTGAGCATGGAGTATTTCGACCTCGAGCCTTTCCCGGCCGGTCGATTCACACCATCAGGCTATATTGGCCTATTCTAGTATGTGGTGGAACGCATACATTGGAATCCCTTTCGCTGAGAAAGGGAGAGGGCCCGATGGTGTCGATTGCTGGGGGCTGGTGCAGCTGGTCTACCGCCAGGAACGCGGCATAGAGCTTCCCGGCTATGAATGGTGCTACGAAACAACGAACGACCGGGACTCCCTCAGTTTCACTATCGATCATGAGCGCATCGCAAAGTGGAACACGGTCGAAACCCCGCACTCGATGGATGTCGTCATCCTGAAGATGCGCGGCGTGCCGATGCATGTCGGCCTTATCACGAAAAAGAACCACATGATCCACTGCGCGCGCGGCATCGGAACGGTGCACGAGCCCTACAACGGCATGCGGTGGCATAACAAAATCGCAGGATTCTCACGCTATGGGTGACATTACCGTTTACGCCTCGCCATTGCCTTTCAGCAATAAGCAGGTGAAGCGGGTGGCGCTTCCCGGAAGTACGATCGAGGATATTGTTTTCCTTATAACCCCCGACCTGCACCGCGGCCTTGGGGCTGTGGTCACTATCAACGGCTATCACATCAACCGTAAGCACTGGCACCGTGTGCGCCCGAAAGAGGGAACGCTTGTGAACGTGCGGATCGTCCCTCAGGGCGGCGGCGGGAAGAAGAACCCGATTGCGTCGCTGCTCAGCATTGCGGTGATGATTGCAGCGCCTGCATTGAGCACTGCGGTCTTAGGGAGCGCGTTAGCTGGTACATCGATCCTATCCGTAGGCAGTTTCTCGCTGACGTATGGCACGTTGTTATCAGGCGCGATCAGCATGGTCGGGCGGCTTGCTATCTCCGCCCTCGCACCGCCGCCGAAGCAGTCGAACGCGGGCATTATCACCAACCCGTCCGAATCCCCCACTATGTTCATCGAGGGGGCGCGCAATAGCATCTTGAAATATGGAGTTGTTCCGGTCTGCCTAGGCAAAAACCGCATGTTCCCACCGCAGGCTGCGCTTCCATATACGGAAACATCGGGCGGGGAACAGTATGTTCGACAGCTATTCTGCTGGGGCTATGGCGAGAGGCTGGTCGTGCGCGACCTTAAAATCGGTGAAACTGAGATTGCGGAATTCGATGAAGTATCGCTGAGTCATCGCTTCCAGGGGGATCTCCATCAAGGCACAAGCCTTTATACAGATGATGTGTCGCAAAATGACCTCAGCATCCTTATAGAGCAAGCGGATGGCTGGACACTTCGTACGACGGAACCCGATGTCGACGAAGCGATTATCGATATAACATTCCCTCAGGGTTTATGTGAATATAACACCGAAGGCGCGCGCACGTCGTTTCAGGTGGAGCTTGAGTGGCAATTTGCGGAAACAGGAACCAGCAACTGGCAGCCGACTAAAGCATTCAAATCTTATAGTGGCGCGTCGCTATCCGTTTCTCAAGTGCCTTTTGCTGGCACTGCGGTCATTAGTGGAAACACCCGTTATGTCGGGTATCGTAAAGACATTGTCGTCGTTGATAAATACACCGGGGTAATATCAATTATCAGTGGCATTTCCGGGCTTAATCCCAGCAATGCAAAAGTTCCTACCATTCCATCCAGTAAAATTCGCCTCTCGACTGTGGTGGTGAGAAGCATGCGGCTTACTTCGCCCGCATCATCCCCCGTTACCACGAGTGTTGAATCATATACGGATGATAGAAGCGCGGCGCTCTATGGCGTTACGTTGCAAACTTCATCGGATTTCGCGGTTAGTGCGGCAGGGTCTACTGTTACGGTGGCATCAGGTGCAATATCACTGAGCTCGCAAATCAATCGCCTTTATCTTCTCGGAAGCCAGAATGAGGCTTTGCGTCGCAGGGTCATGATCGATTTCCCTTCACGTGGCCAGTATGACGTGCGTTTGCGGAGAATTACGGCTGACACAAATAGCGATAAGATTTTTGATAAGGCATATTGGACAGCACTGCGGAATATAACACACCGCGCACCTGTTACCATGGAAGGCGTCAATGGCACGGGCATGCGCATACGCGGTACCGAGCAACTGAACGGGCAGCCGGATCAATTCAATGGTGAGCCAAGCCTAGTATGTCTTGATTATAACCCTGATTCTGGCGAATGGGTGGAGGCGGAAACCAGTAACCCTGCCTCGATATACCGTTATGTGCTGCAATGCGCAGCGAATGCAAAGCCGGTGGCCGATGCGGGGATCATCCTTTCGGATATCGAGGCATGGCACGTCTACTGCACGGAACGTGGGTATAGCTACAACCGCATAATCGATTTCGAGACAAGCATCTCCGAGATATTGCGTGATGTTGCGGCCGCAGGTGCGGCAAGCCCTGCGCGGGTCGATGGCAAGATCACTGTGGTCGTCGATCGCGCCAAGGACGATATCGTCCAGATTGTGACCCCTCGGAACAGTTGGGGATATCGCTGCGAGCGTATCTATCCAGAAGTTCCGCATGCATTGCGGGTGAGATTCCGTAACGCCTCGCGGGGGTATGTCATGGATGAGCGCATCGTTTATGCGCCAGGTTATGACGAGACGAATGCGACTCTGTATGAAGGCATCGAATACCTAAGCTGCACCAATTCCGATCTCGCCTACAAGCACGGAAGCCGCCATTTAGCAGAAATGATACTGCGACAAGAGAAGCACATCTTCATGATGGATGTGGAAAACCTTGTCATGATACGAGGCGACCGTATCAAGATGCTGCACGATGTACCCGTAATAGGGGTAGGACTCGGGCGCATAAAGACGGTAGCCGATGACGGCGTGAACGTAACAGCCTTTGTGCTGGACGAGGAGATAGTTATCCCTACAGGGGGTATGTATTATGCGCGAATACGACTGGCAGACGGAACGCAACTATACAAAGAAATCACAACCGGCGTAGGCCCCACAACAAGCTTTACATTCGCCACTCCATTTCCGCTCGCGGATTCACCTGCAGCAGGTGACTTATGTGGGATTGTAGAAGCAGGTGGCGAGCTAGACCTTATCGTTACACGAATAGAGCCTCAGGCTGATCTTACGGCAAGGATAACAGCGGTCGATTACGCCCCTGATGTATTTGATGCGGAAACGGGGGATATCCCTTACTTCAATTCACAGATCACCTTGCCTATCGAACTTATTCGACCAGTGGCCCCTATACTGGTGGATGACCCGCAATCGGATGAGAACGTCATGCTGGTCAACAGTGACGGTAGCGTCACGCCGCGCATGATTATCACGCTGCAAAACGATAATTACGGTCAAATAGAACCGCTCGTACAAGTACGCAGGATGGGTGACTCCATCTTCACCAATGCAAACCTGCTTGAGGCCGATCCTGAGCGCATAGTTTTGACGGGGTTAGATGACGGTGAGCGATACGATATTTATATCCGCTATCGCAGAGCTTCGTCATCGATGCTTTCCCCGCCATTGCAATTGAATAATGTCGAGTTCGTAGGGGCATCGGAAATCCCCGACGATGTGACTGAATTCAGGGTGGCGATATCTGACAGCACGGCCATGTTCGAATGGCAGCCGAACGATAACATAGACCTATCCCATTATATCGTAAAATTCTCGCGTACATTCAGTGGCGCTTCATGGGAGACGGCGCAGACGCTCAAGGATAATATCCGTGAAACACGTATAACGGTGCCGTTCATAGGGGGCACATACCTCATCAAAGCGGTTGATTACCTTGGGTATGAAAGCGCCAACGCCAGCGTGATTATAACGTATGATCCCAGCGGTCTTATCAATGCGGTTCAAACCATTGTCGAGAGCCCTAGCTTCGCTGGAGTCAAAGATAACGTTTCGGTCTATAGTGGTGAGTTGCGCCTCATAGATCCTGTACTTGAGGAAGGGTTCTATTATTTCGATCAGGAAACTGACTTGGGTGGCGTTTTCGTATCGCAAATATCTGCCGGAATTTTGGCCACTGGTGATACAACACTTCGCATCCGTTCATTGGACTCCATTCGCGGAGCGGCAAGCGTAAGAGGAAGTGCACCGGGGTTGCGATCTGCACCCTCTATACGCAGCATGCGCAGTATAACTGGAGTCTATCCGGGGACGTGGGGTGTCGAACTGCAGATTCGCACGACAAACGATGATCCTACCGGCGCTCCCGTATGGAGTGACTGGGAAAGGTTTGAAGCAGGCTCGAAAGAATTCTGGGGCGCTCAGTATAGGCTCAGGCTGTTTAGTGAGTTTACAACCGTAACGCCTTCAGTGAGCGAGCTGATCGTCAACATTGATATGCCAGACAGGATTGTGAAGGGGAACGATCTTACCGTTACCGCGGCGGGTGTTACGGTGACTTATTCGCCTGCGTTCAAAGACAAGCCGGCGGTGCTCATTTCTATTCAAAATGCCGCAGTAGATGACCGCATAGAGTTCACTTCGAAAACGGAAAGCGGATTCTCGTTCAAGGTCTACAACGCAACGGCGGCCGGCTATGTCACGCGAATTTTCGATCACACATCAATTGGCTATGGAAGGGTACAATAAATGGCTCAGAATTTAGTAGTTTTCACGGATGACCCGAGCGGCGACCAGCTGCTTGACGACAAACTGACGCCATTGCAACAGAATATTTATTCAACGCATGCAGGCAATTCCCGCCCATCTTATGCCGTCGCAAAAATGTTATGGATCGATGATACGACCACACCATGGGTGCTGAAATGCTTCGACGGCACTGACGACATCAGCATTGGAACAATCAATGCAACGACCAACATTTTTACGCCGTCGGGTATTCTGCTAAATAATTTGGCGGCGAGTAGCGACCCGACAACAGGGGACGATAGCGGCGATGGCTACTCCATTGGCTCAGTGTGGCTGAATACCACGTCCGATAAATGGTTCATGTGCCTGGATAATGCGGTCGGTGCAGCCGTATGGAAGCAAACCGTTGATTTGAACAGCACGCAGACACTCACAAATAAAACCCTTACCAGCCCAACAATTAACAGTGGCTCATTCAACAATATCAACGTCACGAGCAGCACAGTACCTGCAAACGGGATATATCTGCCCGGTACAAACCAATTAGGATTTTCCACTGACACAACGCACAGAGGACGCATCGATTCTACCGGCACCATATTGTGGGGCAAGACCAGCGCCAACTTTAACGCTGCCGGCGTGGAGGCGTTCCCGGCAGGCGCTTTGAACCTTACAGCATCAGGCGCATGCCCCCTATTTATTCATCGCCTTACAAACGACGGGAACCTTGTCGAGTTCCATCAGGCGGGAACACTTGAGGGGGCGATATCCGTATCAGGCACTACCGTCACCTATGGCTCCTTCTGTGGCTCGCACTGGTCGCAAATGGAAGGTGAAATACTCCCGGGCACAGTTCTCGATAGCACCGATGAGCTTTGTGAATGGAAAGTGGGTGTTTACCTGGATCAGAATGGAGTCGAACAGCGTTTCGATTACTACGGCGATCTTCCTATTGGTTCGACCTACGATAGAGATATCACGTACGTGGTCACTAGCGATTTGCAGGCAGAAGATGCAAAGAATGCAGGGAAAAAACGAAAAGAACCGAAGGAAGAAGAAAGAACATATGCCGCTACCGTTCGGATACTCGAGGCAGAGAACACGCGTCTTCCTAAGGCAAAAGTCAGCGATAAGGTAGGCAGCCGAGCGGTCTATGGTGTGTTTATGGGCCGCGATAGCGTGGGTGACATCATGGTCGCCTCGCTTGGAGCGTATGTGGTTCGCATCCGCGCAGGGGAGAAGCCGAGCGTTGGCGATTATCTACAATCGGCGGGTGACGGCTGTGCCATGGTACAGCCAGATGATGTGATGCGATCGTCTACTATCGCAAAGGTCACTGGTTCGAAACCAATCGAAACCTATTCGGACGGGTCTTTCCTTCTTCCTGCAACCCTTCATTGTGGATAAAATATGCCCTATTTCTCCACTTCGACCTATGCGGCGTTGTCTGCCGATCCTGAGAACTATCTGCCACAGCTGTGGGATAACTACGGAACGGGGTTCGCCGATCACATCCAGCACGGCACCAAAGCCAAATACGCCACTGACCCCATCACACCCAACTCTCCGTTTGG